GGATAATTGAATATGTGTGTTCCTACTCCAACTGTTTCTAAATTAACATATTGTTTAGTTTCAAAATAAAATTCTCTATAGGTATTTCCTACTCCAACTTCGGAAAGTGTAAAAGAATCTTCATCGATTTTTGTTACAAAATAGTCTTTTGATGTAGATAAACCAGATACTTTAGTCCCTTGATAATCGTATCTTATGATATCACCAGTTTTATAATCATGATTCTTTATTGTAATAAAGTTAAGTGATGTATTAATTCCTATTGGTTGAGTGGTTCTTTTTTTATTGGAATATCCACTTCCAGAATTTACTATATTAATAGATCCTAATGTTATTTTTCTGGTTTTTGCTCTTATCTTGTGAGTACCAGTCCCATATGAAGTAAATGATACTGCGGTACCAGTTATTACATCATCTGGATTTTTGTACAACTTGATTTCGGTTGGTGATTCTACAGATACAAAGTAAGATGAATTTTGAGATAATCCACCGATACTGACAAATCCACTATTATCATAAACTACTTCTTCACCATTTCTAAATTTATGATAAGTTGAAAATCCTATAACCGAAGACTCTGGAGATCCTAAAATAACATTTTTTGTTGCGCTAAATGACTCTTCATGTGTAACTAATTTTATGTTTGCTTCTGCAATAGCACCGGTTCCATTTCCGCCAGTAATTGAAATTTTTGGAATATCTACATAATCAAAACCTGGTTCTAGTACTTTTATTTCTTGTAGAGAACCCTCTACTGCACAATAACCAAATGCTCCACTTCCAGAAGAATCTTCTATTTCTAAAATAGGGGGAGAAACTACATCGTATCCATTTCCTTCAGATATTACATCAATAGAATCTATCTTCCCATAAAAAACACGGTCATCTGATTTATAGTTTTTAATTTCAACACCATTAACTAAAATTCCAGTTTGTCCAACCGGAGTTCTATATGTAAATCCATCATTGACCGGTGAAGAAATTTCTCTTAATAAATTTTGGGGTTTAAGAGATTTTGATTTTATTTTATAAAATTCTATTGTTCCTCTTGAAGAATCTGCAGGTATTCCTTTTGAAGGATCTCCACTATTTCCCAATAATGGAATAAATTTAGAAATGTAAATATCAGAGTTTCCTCTTGATAATTTTAACTCAGTGTCGGATATTTTTTTTACATAATAAATTCCCTCTTCGACTATTTTATTATTACCGACATTTTCTGGAGTATAATAAACTATGTCACCACTTGAAAAGGGGTGACTATCTTTCATAGAAAAAGTACTTAAATCTACAACTTTAAAATCTCCAGTTACTGATAAATTACTACAGTATAATGTACCGGAAGGAATTGAATTTGATGTAATATAAGTAGATTCTCCTCTTTTATAAACATTCTGAACATCACTCAAGATATCATTCAACCCAGGATAATTTGTAGAATTAACCTTTGAAAGATTTCTTCTAATATTGTAAATATTAGATTTAGAAAATTTATTTTCTTGAGATTCTTGAAATACTGTTATAACAAATTCTTTATCATTATTTACACTAACTACATCTGCGGCAAATGAATTATTTGATTGTGAAGATATGACTTCTATGGATTCTACATATACAGAATCTCCTACTTTAATTATATTTTTTGATTTTGTTGTTATTCTTACATTAACATTAGTACTTGCATTAGTATCGGAAATAATTTCCCAAGAAACATCTTCATATGTTGGAGATATGTTAAAAATCCAGTTATTTGATACTACATCTGTCGGATCTGTTCCAAGAGTTTTTATTGATATTTTATAATTATCTACATTAAAAATATTATCACTTAAAGTGTCTATACTCAAATCATTTATAACAGAATTTATTCTCACCTTTATAATTTCATCTTGATTTTTGATAGACCTACCATATGCAAATGAATTTATATAAATTGCTGTAGCGTCTTCTATTTTTGAGGAGACACCAGAACATTCATAAAACTGATTGGAAGATTTTGAATTGTAAGTTACTACTCCGTTTGTACCGTCAAAGTATGATACATATAATTCACCACTATCTGGGAACCCAATAGTAGAATCTACTGTAATTGTTGTTGCACCACTTAAATATGTTCCTATTACTCTCGTTTTAGCATGAACACTAAATGCACCATAAACTGCACCATCCACTATAAGGTCTCTAGAATATCCAGAGTCTATACTTAACTTATAATATTCCTCTCCAGTCTTAGTAATTATTTGCTCTACATTTGTTACTGGAGCATATGCCTTAGTAAGAGTTGAATACGAATCTTGATTTAAAGTAGAATCTAATAAATCCAAAGGATTTCCTTCCAATGCCTCAACTACAAAATCATTTGTAACACGATACTGGGCATCCGAAGGTTTAAGTAAATAATCTTTTGGCTTTATGACACTTACACTTTCTCCATAAAGAGCACCAAATAAGATTTTAAAAGATCTATCAGTTCCTTTTGTTGAATAAAAATCCTTTGCTTGTTTGATAAATGTGGATTCTTTAACTGGCGTATAGATTTCTCTCGATTCAAAACCAGGAAGAAGTTGGTATTTAGATTTTTTAAGAAACTCCTTTAAAAATAGAGAACTTAAATTTATAATTTTTGACCCAGAAGAGTGATTAGTAGATTCTGATGTTTGAAATACTAGTTCATCTGGACTATTTTGCTTTTCATATGAAGTGACACCACAAAATCCTCTTATACATCCAGTAAAGGATGTTGATGTAATACCAGTATAAGTGATGATTTCGTCGTCTATTTGTATTAATCCATATGAGGAAGGAAATCCATTCGTCCCCGTAGAAGAATCGACTGTTATTGTCTCATCACTAAAAGTAATAGAATCTTTTAATGTAACACTTTCAATTATATCTGTAAATGAATCTACCTTTACATATTCTTCAATATTTTGAATTAGATCCGCAGCAGAACCTTGATACTCTTGAGAAATATAATACTGGGATAAAAATTCAGATATTAGAGGATATTCTTCCTGAACATATTGTGGAAGTTGATTTCTTACAACATTGCTAATTTTTATTCTTTTATCCATTTCTTTTTAGAGTCGTACTAAGTTTCCGTTTGTGTAACTTGAAGATACTATGAAGTTTGAAGCAGAGGGATCTAATCCAGAAGAAACCTCATCAATCACCATTTCAAATAAACTGTTACTACTATCTAGTTGTAAATACAAGTCCTGAAGTCCAATCACATCATTTGATTTTGGCGTTGCTGAGATTTGAATTACAGATTGTCCGTTTATAATTTTTTCTGTAGATGTTATATTAATCGGATTTATATTAATTATTCCTTGTTCATAATCAATTGTTCCAACATTTCTTCTCACTATAGTTGGTATAGTTGAAGTTGAGATTGGTAGAGTGAATAAAAATATAGATCCTGTTGTTTGATTTGAACCAGGAATATCTGATATATAAACCTGTTCCGTTATTCCAGAAATTTTAAATGCAGATGATCTTATATTATATCCACTTTGATTATTAATGTTAAATCTATTACCAAACCCTATTGAATAAGTTGCAAATGCATTTAATACTACTCTTACATCTCTTCTTATTGAAATTCTGGTAATATTTGAAGTGATTGAACGATGACTTTCGTCTATTATTTTTAAGAATTTGCTATATTTAAATCTGGCACCATATTTATTAAGTTCTGTAGAATCTGCATATCTTTCCACATTATTTTGTATTTGAGTCAAAACATCATTTGGATTTGATGAAAGATTTGTATTATAATAAACTTTGGAATCAACTTCAATATTGAGGTATTTTAAATCTAATATTTCTGGAACAATTCCAGCAACTGCATATGATTTTAATTTTGATTTAATATTTTCTTTTGTTATATTAGGTAAAAAGTCACCTGTTCTTGGTTTGATACTAATGAATACTTTTCCATATTGTGGAGGAACTAATTCTTCACCACCAAATACGGAAATAGATTCAGTCTCTGGGTATATAACATTTTTAACCAAGGATTCATAGTCATTAGATGTTATTGCCCTGTTTTGTGATGAATATATTCTGGGTGCATATTTTCTAATTGATTCAACACTTTCAATTTCTTCTCCTCCGGAAGAAATTAATCCAGTAGATAATAAAGATATTCCTGAAGTTACAATAACTGGTGCATTGGTTGAAATATAGTTTAATATTCCAGCAAAAGAAAATTGGGATATTCCATTTGCTGAACTTCCATTTGAAACAATATAGGAAGCAGTAATTTCATCTCCATCATTAAGTGCTGCTCCGAAAACTCCATCACCAAAGATTAATTCATATCTCTCATCTTCTACTTCCTGCAGAAAGAAAACTCTAGAATCTTTTGATACATCAAAAATATTATTATGCAAATAATATTTTGTTTTTATATCGCTACTTGTTACTTCTACCGAAAGAAGACTTGTGTCAATTCCGGAGTTTGGTAATATAAACTTTTGATTTGGATTATTTGAACTATATGTAAATTTAGATGTTACCAGAGAACCTTCATATATTTCAATATCATTAAAAGTCGCAATATTATTGAAGACGGGTTTGGTTATATCCTCTAATATTGAAAAAACAAATGATTGATTTCCAAAGGTTCTTGTTGTTGATGCAACAACTCCTTTTTTGAGAGTTAAAGATGATACGTTTGCTTCCCCAGTAAGATCTACAAAAAAACTAACCGTTGCTCTAGATGCTTTCCTTGATCTTGGGATGTATCCAATATTTCTTGCGAGAGAAACTACATTTTCTCTTAAAGTTGCACTATCAATGAAGACCTCATTTGCAACCATATTTGCATTATAAGATGTAATGTACGTATTGTACGCCAAGACATCTAGAATCGTAGATAGATTGGATCCCTCAAAATCATAGTCTGTAAAATTAGAATTTGATCTTAAGTATGCTTTAAGGGTTGTCTTAATCTGATCAAAATCCAGATTAGAAAAGTTTGTGAGGGACATTTATCTATTCGGCAACAGTACGAATTCTAATTGTTGGGGTTGAACATCTGCACCAATAATTCTGTATATAATTGTAATATCAATTCCATTATTGTCATAGTCTGGAGAAGATATAACATCAATTAATTCAACTCTAGGTTCATAGTTGATAATAGAATTTTCTATTTCATCTTTTATCGATGATGCTGTGATTTCATCGATATTATCAAAAAGTAGTTTTTTTACTCCGGAACCAAATATATTATCAAAAAATTTTTCGCCTTGCATCGTAAATACAATATTACGAATAGAACGAGCAATTGCGTTTTCATTTTTCAATGCAATAATATCAGAATTAAGTGGATTAATCTGAAAAGACATACTTATGTCTTTAAAACTTTTACTTACTCGTTCTATTGGCATTTAAAAATAATGACTTTAGTATTATTTATCAGGAATTTTGGATATTATATATTGGTTCAGTGCCATAATCCCAATCATCATAGTCATTATCATTTCTAATTTTTGAATGAATGTCATTTTGATGTTTAAAGTTATGTTTCTTAATAACTACATCATCATTTTCAACTTCACAGAGAATCTTTTTCGAAGAAATTTGAAAAATTTCATTATCCCAACCATATTCACTTGACAAATATTTTGTTCCCCACTCATTTGTCATAAATTCTTGATTTTTATCGATTTTTTTAGTCATTTTTTATCTCCTGATCTGTTAAATCAGAACTTTTTACGGGGTTGCTATCCCGTTCATCTAGTGTTTGCCAAAAATATTCATCGGTATCACCAAGCCTTCCCCATTTTAATCCAATTTCAGTACGATAAAACTTAGTTGAGATTTTAAAATCTGGTATTTTGGGCGTTTCTGGTGTCCTTGATGGACTAAAGAGACGCATTCTATTGTTTGGATAGAGTGCAAATTGATCGTTTTCTAATAAAATACAATTATGTGATTTATGCTCCTCTGGCATTTCGCTTGTGCCACAGTCAATTTTGTCGTTGAATGGGTGATAGTTATCCAAACTAAACAGATATTGCCCTCTTAACGTTCCAAAATCGCGTGTGCGAACTTCAAAATCAAGTTCACCAATATGTTGCTTCTTTACACAAACAACACCATAACTCATGCAGTCCCAAAACTGCAAATTTACTAAATCGAGATCAGGTGAAGGAGTCTTTGGGTTTGCAACAAATGCAGCAATTGGTAACTTATCATACAGTGCTCCATATTCAGGTAGATAAGTTTCAAAATAAAAAGAGCGTCCAGGTAATGACTTAGCAGTTACCCAAACGCCTTCTACAAATTCACCAAACCCATCTTGTAAATCACGTAAATATTCTTTACGAATCCAAACTTTTTGAGGGGGAAGATTAACGATTAATTGACTCATAAGTACAAGAATTTTACATATACTATTTACCTTGTCCTCTATACTTTTTCTTACGTCCATTACGAGAAGTTGCACTAAGTAATGTACGAGCAGAACGTCCTTGACGTGTTTTCTTAGGTGCTCCGGATTCAAAATCTTTTTTGTTCATTGCCATTTTAAATT